GTTCGGGTGTTTTTTGCTCTAGAGGTTGGTTGGGTTCGTCGAGGTATCGTTCTTGGTTGAGCCATGTGATTGGGTGGGCGGTGTATTGGGGGTCTTCGTTTTTGCGTCGGAGTGCGTAAATGTGGGCTGCGCTAATAATGATTTGGGGGTCTACTTTGAGGGCTATCTTGTCGAATTTCTTTTTGCATACTCCTTTTCCTTCTTTGCGTGGGTAGATCGCCCAGAATTCATCAAATTCCAAATCGAATGATTTGGATGAGAGAGGTTCTTTTGGTTTCTTCTTGGGTTCTATTGGGTTAGTGCTACCTGAGGTAGCGGGTGGTGTAACGTCAGGTAGCGGGTGGTGTAACGTGACGTTACGGGTGGTGTTACCTGAGGTAGCGGGTTGTGGATAACTGTACCCTGGGGGTGTGGTGCGTGATTCGTACACGACAGGCTGATCGACGAACACGAAACGGTACAGGTTTGTTCCCCCTGGGCGTTCTTTCTCTAACACCAAAAATCCATCTGCGGCGATTTTGCTTACAGCAAAAGAGGCTGTCTTTCTGGCCACCCGACTTTTGGCGGCAAGTTTCGCTATGGACATCCAGAACGTGTTGTGGTTCTGATCGTTCACGCTGTCAGCTATCGCTAGGTGGATTGCGAACTCTGCGCCTTTGTAAGGGGAGTGTCGATACACGTACCCCATTGCTTCCATGCTCATAACATCTTCTTTCTCTCTGCAACAAATGTATCACACATTTTGGTGTTTGGTGCGCTATACTATTTCTTGTCGACTTGTACTCTCTCTCCGAGTCGATCCCCCATAGCGAACCCCTGCCCAGACAACCCCCCTTCGACTGGGCAGGGGTCTCGTGGGTATATGATCGGTAGACGATGACTGGCAATAAAAATAGTGGCCGCAAGTTTATTACTCCTGAAGACAAGATCAGGTTTTGGGAAGCTCGTGCCGCCGGCATAACTATTAAGGAAGCCTGCAAAATTGCGGGTATCCATTACAACACTGGTCAAGAGTGGGATAGTAAGCGTCGTAAGATGCAGGCTGAAATTGCCGCAGCTAACCTTGAAGTCAAAGTGTCGGGTGTTAAAGCGCACCGTAACGGTGACAAGGTTGCTGAACTGCGGGCGACGATAGATCAGACCGCAGAGTTACCTCCCGTTATCCCGTATGCCCGATTATCGGAACGGGCGAAGAAAGGGTGGGATGATTTTGAGTATTTCCGTCGAGTGTATTTGGGGCGTGTGTCGTCACCGTGGCAAGTAGAAGCCGCTTTACGGATCGTGGAGTATTTGGAATCTGAGGAAAAAGAATTCCTAGTTTTGAACTGTCCTCCTGGTGCAGGTAAATCAACGCTGTTCCATGACGTTGCTGTGTGGTGCATTGTTCGTAACCGGTCTATCCGTGTACTGATCGGGTCTATTTCGCAGACGCTAGCCAAAATGTATTCTCGTCGTATCCGTGAAACCCTTGAACGCCCCACCCGTCTTATTGCTGACCCTGAACTGGTACGGAAAGGTTTGGCGGTTGATGCTGAGGGATGTTTGGCGCACGATTACGGCAGGTTCAAACCGACCGCTTCCGGTTCATTGTGGCGAGCCGAAGAGTTCATTGTTGAACAACTCAACATCGGCATGCTCGAAAACAAAGAACCAACCGTTTCTGCTTACGGTATTGACTCAGAGTTCATCGGCCATCGTGCTGACCTCTGTTTGTTTGACGACGTTGCATCTACAGAGAACGCTAAAGAGTCCACTTCCCGTGACCGACTATTGGAACGGTGGGATTCGATGGCTGAAGCTCGTTGCGATCCAGGCGGGCTAGTCGCTGTGATTGGGCAGCGTTTAGGGCCAGGCGACCTATACGCCCACTGTCTCAACAAGATCACCTATGACGACATTGAAGATGAAGACGACACGTCAGGTGAAGATGCCACCGTCGAAGAACAATTAACTGAACCTGTCAAAAAACAGAAGTACCACCACATCATCTATAAGGCGTACTACGAAGAATTTGATACAGGTACACGGTCTCGTTCTAAGAAATCGTTGCCGTGGCCGAACGGCCCACTGCTTGATCCGGTACGTCTACCGTGGAAAGACCTGTCGTTCATCAAATACAACCAGCCATCCAAATTCAGGGTTGTTTATCAGCAAGAAGACATCGATTTGGACTACCAGTTAGTTGAACGCACCATGCTGACTGGCGGTATGGGTGTTGACGGGGTGCAATACCCTGGATGTTTAGACAGGGACAGGCAGCCTGGGAACATTCAACGTGGTTTGTCTGCCCCGTGGGTGTCAATTATTTCGGTTGATCCGTCACCGTCACAGTTTTGGGGTGTCATTTGGACAATTGTGCAACCTGACCTGGGGTTATACCATGTTGTTGACATTGAAAGAGTCAAACTGACCGCCGAAGAACTGTTGGGTTGGCAGATGGCGACGGGTGAGTACACCGGTATTCTTGAAGATTGGGTGTGTCGAGCCGACGAAATGGGATATCCAGTCACGCACATCATTGTTGAGGTTAATGCGGCCCAGCGTTTCTTGTTGGCACACGATTTTGTGCGCCGCTGGCAGGCTTCTCGTCAGGTGAACATTATTCCACATACGACTTCTCGTAACAAGTTGGATGAGAACTTGGGGTTGGAAGCTTTGATTCCTCCGATTGTTCGGTCGGGTTCATTGCGGTTACCTACTTTGTCGGGTAACTGGAAAACTTTGGCATTGATTGAGGAGTTGTGTTCGTGGACTAAGGATAAGAAGAAGGGTACTGACCTTGCGATGTCGTTATGGTTTACACTTCTTCATGCGCCACGGTTGTCTGCGCCTCGTTTGCCTGCCCAAAGGTGGAGACCTTCGTGGTTGTAGACGATTTCTGTGGTATATTTAATTGATCTACGATAAAAAGGATTGTTATGCCTAAAGTTGGTAAAAAAGAATTTCCTTATACTGCCGCTGGCATGAAGGCCGCTAAAGCCGAAGCCAAGAAGACAGGCAAAACGATGATGAAGAAGTCTTATAAAAAAGGAAAGTGACATGGCGACCAAAAAGAAATCTGATCCTTGTTGGTCAGGTTATGAAATGGTCGGTATGAAAAAAGGTAAGTCAGGTAAACCTGTTCCTAATTGTATTCCTAAATCAATTAAGAAAAAAAAGTAAGGAATTACAAAAAAATAATGCCAATTGAATATCGAGGCGAAAAGTTTGCTGGCTACAACAAACCAAAACGCACCCCATCAAACCCAAAGAAGTCGCATGCCGTACTAGCCAAAGAAGGTAGTACGGTAAAACTTATTAGGTTCGGTCAACAAGGTGTGTCAGGATCACCAGCGAAAGCCGGCGAGTCAGATGCTGCTCGCAAACGACGAGAATCATTCAAGGCTCGTCACGCCTCAAATATTGCTAAAGGCAAAATGTCTGCCGCTTACTGGGCTAACAAGGTGAAATGGTAACTATGCGATCAATTGAAGAGATAGTTGCACTGTACAATCATCGTCGTCGTTCGCTCGGCCCTGTACATCAACAGATGCAGAGAGTACGAGAACTAGCCAACGGCGACATTATTGTTCCTTTAAATGAGTTAGACCGCAACGCTAAATCTTCTGTCGCTAACTTGCTTGTTCAAGGTTTGGATCAGATGTCTATGCGGGTGTCATCAACGATGCCTGCACCATACTTCCCCCCATTCAGGGAAGGTTCAGAACGATCCAAAGAAATGGCAGGGCTACGCAAAAAAGCGATGCTGTCCATTTGGGATCAGAACCGCATGAACATGAAGATGCGTCGACGTGCCAGACACTTCTTGGCATACGCATCAGCACCAGTCATTCTGAAGCCTGACTTCAAAACATTGACTCCACGCTGGCATGTTCGTAACCCACTGGATACTTTCCCTTGCCCGTCAGACGATCCTGACAACCCTGTCCCAAACGACTGCATCTTCACATACCGCAAACCGTATTCGTGGCTAGTAATGAACTACGGCGGTCTCGTTGATGGCCGCTTGCGTTTAGGCAAAGTTGAATACGACACCATGTTCACCATCATCGAATACATTGATGAAAACGAACTTGTACTTGGTGTCATCGGTGCAGAAGACAACCCGCAACTCACACAATACGAACGCTCAGGTTTAGACTTCATTGAACTAGAACGCATCGTCAACCGCACCGGTATGCCGTTATGTGTCGTTCCGCAACGAATCACTCTTGATCGCCCACACGGACAATTCGATGGTCTCATGGGAATGTTCTACACACGAGCAAGACTGCAAGCTCTTACCGAGATCGCTATTGAACGAGGCATTTTCCCTGACGAGTACCTTGTTGCTCGCCCAGGTGAAAACCCCGAAATCTTGCAGGTCGCTGACGGTAAGACAGGTTTGCTTGGTGTTGTTAAGGGTGGCGACATCCAAATCCAGCAGGTTAACCCAGGCTACAAAACCGATACTGCGTTAGATCGTTTGGAACGACAGGAACGACTTGAAGGTTCTATCCCCGCAGAGTTCGGTGGAGAATCAGGTTCTAACATTCGTACAGGCCGGCGAGGAGAAAACGTGTTGTCAGCAACTGTTGACTTCCGTGTCCAAGAAGCACAAGAAGTTTTTGCTTCATCTATCCTTGAAGAAGACAAGATCGCTATTGCTATTGAAAAGTCGTATTGGGGAGACACACCTAAAATGTTCTTCCTACCTGGTCGAGCAGGAACAGGCAAAGTTGATTACACTCCAAACAAAATTTGGGAAACAGACTTCCACTATGTTGCATATTCGGCAGCAGGTTCAGATGTCAACAACCTGATTGTCGGTTTGGGTCAGCGTGTCGGTACAGGTTTGATGTCTAAGGAATCTGCTCGTGAAGCCGATCCGCTTATCAGCGATCCTGATATGGAACATGATCGCATTATTGGTGAAGGTGTCGAAGCAGCTTTGTTGTCATCTATTCAGCAGCAGGCCGCTAGCCCGCAGTCACCGTATCAGCCTGCCGATCTTGCGATGCTTGTCAAAAAAGTTATGATGGAAAACAAATCGTTATTTGATGCTGTCACCGAAGTTGATGCTGCGGCTAAAGAACGTCAAGCCACACAAGCACCGCAAGGCGCACCTGAAACTATGCCAGGTCTAGCACCTCCAGGTATGGGGGCTGAACAACCTGTCGCTCCACCTGAAGGCGCACAGGGTCAACCTGACATCCAATCGTTACTCGCTCAATTGGGGGGCTAAATGGTCGATTATCCAAACCGTTCAGATTTGCGTAACCCTGCAACTAGAAAGGTTGCGTTTACGGGACAAACTTATGGGCAGGCTACACAGCAGGCTTCTTCTCAGCAAGCAGTGTCTCCTGGTTCTGCGCCGGCTGATGTTCAGGCACAGCAGGTTGCTCGACCTGTTCCTGGCGCACAGTCTTTAACTCGCCCTACTGAACGACCGAATGAACCGATTACCGCTGGAGCAGATTTTGGTGCTGGCCCTAACGCTATGCAAGCAGGGATTATGCCTCGCATTGTCCCTGTTGACGATGTTATGGAACAGTTGCGTGTCTTGTATCGGATGTTCCCTAATGATGGGTTAGCCGACATGATTTCTAAATACGGTAATCGGGGATACTGATTTGAACGATTTTACTTTTGATGAGCAACAAAAAATATTTGGTGAACTTAGTGGTTTAGAACAGAAACGTACATCGTATGCGACTACCGCTTCTCCTGTATTAGCAAAAACCACAGCCGATTTTTATCGTGTTGCTCCTGATCTTGATCCATCTGTTTTGTTACCAACCGCACAAGCTGTCGCTAACGGTTCGATGTCTTACGATCAAGGCATCAAACTTGTTCAAGATGCGAACAGCAAGTTTCTTAAAGATCAGGCTTCTCAACAATCCGGTGGTGGCGATAAAGGCCCAATGGGTTGGATTAACTCTAAACTAAAAACTGCTTCTCGCTGGACTTTTTCGGCTTTGAACTTTGTCCCCCAAGTTGTTACTAATGTTGCTTCACAGTTGTACCAAGAAATCCCTGGCACTAAATTGCAAGATGGTGCTGCCGGAGGACAAGGTTGGTTTATTTCTACTGATCTTGGTTCTTTGATTGCTAATGATGAAGAAGCTGGTTCAGGTTGGTTTGTGGGTGGTAAAGCGTTGGAAGCCCAAGCACAACGAGCTAGAGATTATCGAGGCACTATTGACGGTAAAGCGTTTACATTGGGTCGTGGTGCTGCCGCTTTTGTAGCACAACCTGGTTCTCGTGAATACAACATTCTGTCAGGTATTGTTGATGCTTCTGCCGCTCTTGCAATACCTTCTATACCTGGCGGTAAATATGTCAAATTAGGTGGTTCATTAGTTGAATCAGCAGCAGGTCTACGTAGTCTCGCCGGATTAACAAATTTTGAATCAGCAGCTATCAATGTTAATAAAGTTTCTGGGTTTCTTAACAGTACGTCTGGTCGAAAAGTTATTGAACGCATTGCTGAAGTAACAAGCATTGCTGAAGCTAAACAACTTTTCCCTAAAGCTGATGCTATTTTTTGGCGTGATGTAACTGACGCTAAATCTGTTGCTGAAGTACAAAACATGTTGTCTAGCTCTTTGGGTTTGAAGCGTGGTTTACAGAATACTGCCGATATTAATATTAGTCGGTGGGATGATCTGAAGAATGGGCTTATTGGCCGTTCGTCAACTATCCAAAAGTGGATGGCTCGCATGCCAGGTCAGCATGTTGTTATCGCTGACGGGAATATTCAGGACATAACTAAGTCCGTCGACAATGTTGATAACTATTTGAAGTTAGTTAAAGTTGATGAGAAGACACGTGTTGATCTTGTAGATAAATTTACTCGTGGTCTTATTGACAATCCGTATGATATGAAAAATACGGTTGACGAATTCAATGAAGTTTTGAACACAAGCCTTGTATCTATGGGTGTCCCTGAAGAAGCGGCTAAGGAATTGATTGCTTCGTATAAAGAGATTACTGATTACTCATATTTTGGTGCTGTTGATGCTCATGGTGATCCGACAGCGTTAGGCACTTTTGCTTTAGATGCAACAGACGGTACGGTACGTGATGCGCCTTTAATGACCGCTGGTTTGCAAAGTGAAATGTTGCGTCACTCAATGATGTTGCCTGATCCTCGACGAGTACGCCGCATGACTGGCCCTATGCGAATGTTGTTCGGCAAAGAAACAGTATTAAAACTTGACCCTACACAATACGGTAAATCTCGTTTGCCTTTCTCTTTTCTTGAATCAATGCAAAACGATTTTTGGAAACCTTTTACTTTGATGACCGGTGGTTATGTAATGCGTAACATGAGCGATTCATTGTTGCGTCAATCGTTAGCTCCAGGTATTAAGACAGGCATCTTTCATCCTTTAGAACTCATCCAAACGGCTATATACAAAAAGTTTAAGGGTGACATTGAAGGTGTTTTATTTAACGAAGATGTTGAAACTCTTATCCGTAACGGCAATCAGGAACTTGTTGATGCTACACAAGTACAAATTCGTGAACGGATGAACCCTGTTGTTTTGGAAGCACGTGGTAAACAGACTGGTGCTTGGCAAATTGTTCGTAAATCGAATGACACTCGATACGGTTATGGTGTTGCCGACCAAATCCATTTGTTGTCTAACGACGAATTGGCCCGCAAATGGGCTGAAGGTTTAAGCACAGACGAAATTCTTGATTGGGTTAAAACTGACGAAGGTAAAAAGTATGCTCAATCTTTGCAGGCACGTTGGTCTAACCGTTCAATGACTAATGTTACTGATGGTTCACAATCGGTAGCAACAGTTAATTTCATTGACCCTAATGGTGTAATCCATGAAAATAATATGCGTCAATTCATTGATGAATATATTGGAAAACGTGTTGAAGCCGAAACAGGCGGCAACCAGATGTTGAAAGAAATTGTTGCTACCGGATATTTTACTGATGCTGCTGGTAACAAAGTTTCTGCGTTCACTAATGCGGGTGCTGTCAATGTTGGTTATGAACAAGCGTTTATTGATGAAGTTTATAATCTTGTTAGAGACCCTGCTAATCAGTTGCCTGAGACAGTCAAAACTCGTACTCGTATTGATCCTAAAAAGGTTTCTATGGGTCGAGGTAAGGGTAACCGTGATGATTTAATTAAGGCTTACGACAATACTGTTAACAAGTTTTTTGGTGCTTTGTATCCTAGAGGTGAAGCATTTTTGAACCGTAGTCCTGTTTTCCGTCAGGCCAGGCTCGTATGATGCTTGATAATCTTGAACAACTTGCTGTAAAAAATGGTGAAAAGTTTACTGACAAATGGTTAGCGAAATATGTTGGCGACAGCAAACTTGCCCAAGAACTAATAGGTCGAGCAGACGGATCAATCGCCTCAACAGGGAAATTTACTTACGGTGATATATCAGCCGTAGCAAAAGGTTTTGCTTTAGACGAAACACAACGCCTGTTCTATAACGCCGCAGAACAATCAAACTTTGCAGACATCTTCCGTATTGTTGCACCATTCGGTTCAGCATGGGCAGAAGTAATGTCATCATGGACAAAGATGCTTACACAAGACCCACAAAACTTACGTAAAGTTGGTGTGTCAATTCAAGGGTTAAAGAACGCTGATCCTGATGGTAACGGTAAAGGGTTCTTTTACAAAGACCCACAAACAGGCGAATACGTTTTCAACTATCCGTTCTCTAGCAATTTCTCACCATTCATTACAGCAGCAACAGGAGCTTTTGCCGGTGCGTTAGGTGGCGGTTTAGCTGGCGCAGCCATTGGTGGTGTCGGTGGTGCTATCGGGGGACAAGCATTACAAACACAACTAGGTGGGATCAACCCTGTATTTGTTGCTCCAGCAAAATCTTTGAACATGGGTTTCCAAGTTATTCCTGGTGTTGGCCCATTCGCTCAGATAGCCGCAGACAAAATCATTCCTAACATTCCTCAAACGGACTGGATGAGAAAACTTCTTACTCCTTATGGCGCACCAGAAATGACTATTATTCCAGCGTGGGCGCAGAAAGTAATCGAAGCAGTTTCAGGCGATCCTGATAGTGCAAGAAAATTAGGTGACCTAACAATGGACACCATGAAAGCACTCTCAACAACAGGGGAATACAACCTTGCTGACCCCGCAGATCAACAACGCATCCAAGAAGATGCCACAGATAAAGCACGAATCCTTCTCGCATTACAAGGAATCGGACAATTCTTAGGGCCATCACGCCCCAGTGTTGAATTCAAAATCACTACAAAAGATGGTGATGTTATGGCAAACGAACTAGCCAAAACATTCCGTTCATACCAAGCAGAAAACTATGACACTGCCGTACAACGATTCCTAGACACTTTTGGCAACGATGCTTTCCTATATATGACAGGTAAAACTAAGGCTGTGTCGGGTGGCCTTGATGCTTCGACAGCGTTCGGTAACTGGGAAACCGCTAACGGTGACGTGATGTCACGTTATCAAGATGTTGCAGGATATTTTGCTCCTGTCGGATCAAACTTTGACTATCAGGTTTATATGCGTCAAATTGAAACAGGAAGTCGTAACCGTTTGAAACCGTCAGACCTTGTTGCTGAATCGCAAGCACTTGTAGGTAAAGCAATGTATCGGCAGGTCACTCGTGAGGTAGGCCCAAAACCTTCCGAGGAACAAAACGCATGGTTACGGCAGTATCGTGAAAAACTCAAAACACAGTTACCTGGTTTCGCCACCGCTGTTGTTGACATTAACCGTATCCCTGGTTTGATTTCACAAGTTGAGATAGCTGCTAACGACCCTATACTTGACAGTAACCCTATTGCTGAAGCGGCGAAAGCATACTTTGATGCTCGTACTCAGGCGATTACGGAAGCGCAACGTCGAGGCTATGTTGGTATTACAGGTAAGAACACTTCTGATTTGCGTCAGTGGCTTGCTGCTTTTGCTGACACGCTTACTTTGAAATATCCTGAGTTTCAACGGTTGTATGACCGCTTGTTGTACAATGAATTAGATTTGTGAGGATGAATTATGTCTGATGATGGAACAACCGGAACGTCTACTGGTGGCAGTCTTGCCCCAGATACTGCTGTACCCACAGCGATAACTTCTACTACTTCAGCGTTTGGTTTCCCTGGTCGTGCTGTCCAGCAAGGTTCACGTGGTACAAAAATGTATTACGGCCCAGGGCTTGTTGGCACTAACCGACAAATTTTGACTGATCCTACGACTGGCCAGCCTCTTACTTATAACCCTAAGGTTGATGCTCCTGCTGTTTATTCGCAGATGTCGCCTGCTAATCGTGCTGTTGTATTACAGATTTTGTATCAGAAGGGTTTGCACCCTGCGACCCCAGGCAAGTTTGATTCAGATGTTTCGGCGTTCCAAAACTTGTTGGAATATGCGGCTGCTGGTGGCATCACGATGGAACGTGCGCTCAATGAATTGCAACAGAACGTTCCTGATTACAACAAGTCTGGGCGAGGCGGCGGCGGTATTACTGCTCGTGTTACTTCACCGGAAGATTTGAAAGCTGTTGCAAAGCAGGTTGCTCAGAACACTTTGGGTCGATCGTTTACTGATGATGAGGCTAACCAGTTTGTTACTGCTTATCAGGCGCAGGAGAAGGCTTATCAGAATACTGCTGGTGGTGTTGCTGTGCAGACCCCTGGTGCTGATGTTGCTGCTGAGTCGTTCGCCAAGCAGATTGCTCCGACTGAGGCTAATGGCTATAAGTATCTTGGTTATATGAATAAGTTATTTGATGCGATTGGAAGTATGTAATGGCTACATCAAAAATTTCTAGTAACCGTAGTCTTGATGACCAATTAGTAGAATTACAAAATCAACTTAAAGTTGTTGAAAAAATCAAACCTGACAACACAAACAGGTATTTGTACAAAGGTAAACTTTTAACTGAAGCTGGGTATAACAAAGTTATTTCTGATATTAAAATTCAGATTAACGATGTTCAATTGCAGAAAGAATCTGAACGTGTTGCGTATACGCAATCAATGTTAGATGAGTCTGAGAAATTACAAGTTTTATTAAAGGATGTTTCTTCTCGTCGAAAAGAATTAGAAAATGCTGTTAAACGTGAAGGTATTGCTTCTGCCCAAGACAATTTGAATTCTTGGCTTGTTATTTATAAACAAAAAGAAAAAGAAATATCTGACGCTATTGCTTCTATTGGTGAAGGAAAAGTTGTTAATGTTTTGCCTGTTGCTCCTCCAGCAATTTCTAATGATAAGGCTCGTGTAACTCCTGCTAGTGGTGTTTCAGTGCCTTTAGGTGGTATTAGTACCACGGTTGTCCCGACTGCTACCACTGGTGTTGGCCCTGCATTTGCTCCTCCTACTGCTCCTCGTTCGCCTCGACCAACTACTGCACAGACAACAACTACTGCACAGACAGGCCCACAGTTATCTGAAACTGCTTTATCTACTTGGAAAGCAGGTCAAAATGTTGGTGGGGCTGACCGCAAGTTGCCTAATGGTGGTGCTGTTAAGAATGGCATCTATATCCCACCTGGGTTGAATTTTGGTGGTACTCAAACTAAACCTGGTGCTACTACTAGTCCTACTGGTGGTGCTGGTGGTGGTGGCGGTACTGGTGGTGGTATGGCAGGTGGTACGCAACCCAGTACGCAAACAGGTACGCAACCCAGTACGCCAGCGGTCATTCCAGCAGACTGGGAACAAGCCGCCCAAGAACAATACGGTGGCTACTATGCCATCGTAAAATCAATTCCCGAAGTCGCAACACTTCTACAAAACGCTGTAGCAAACGACTGGTCAGACGCAAAATTCCAGTACGAACTATCCCAAACAACATGGTTCAAAACAACCTCATCTTCGGCACGAGCATAGGATTTATCAGAACAATCTGACCCTGCCTCATCACAACAAAAAGTTGATAACCAAGCTGCACAAATCAAAGCCAAAGCACTCACACTTGGTGTTCGACTAGATGACACATCCGTAGCAAAACTAGCCAAAGACAGTTTGCGAGGAGGGTGGGATGAAACCACCATCACCAACTCAATTGGTTCACAAGCAATGCAATCAACCGCAGGCGTGTCACAACTCCGATCCGGTTACATCGGCCAAACATTACGGCAGACAGCAGCCGATTACGGCATATCACTATCAGATGACACTTTTAACCAGTTTGTAAACAAGGTTGCTACAGGTCAAGAATCTCAAAACTCTTTTCAACAGTACGCTTTGCAAATGGCTAAATCTTTGTTTCCTGGTATTGCAGCACAACTTGATGCAGGGCAAACCTACAAACAAATTGTTGATCCATACAAGCAGACCGCTGCACAGATTCTTGAAATGAACCCAGAGAACATAGATTTCGTTGACCCCAAATGGTCAAAGGCTGTAACATTCGTGACAGACAAGGGTGAGCAACGACCAATGAACTATAACGAATGGGGCGACTATCTTCGCCAAACCCGTTCATTCGGTTACGAGTTCACCTCTGAGGCACAAACACGTGCATACGGTGTAGCCAACGATTTGGCTCGACTTTTCGGAAAGGCATAACATGAGCGATACAGGTTCAGGTCAGCAGTCGGCATATAACATCATTGCTGAAACACTGTCACGGTATGGCCTCACTGAATTATCAGGGTTTGTCAACGATCTTGTGTTCAAAGAAAACGTCTTGAACACAGACATCATTTATGGTCGTGTCAAAGAAACCGCTGAATACGCCAAACGATTTGCAGGCAATGAAGCCCGCCGTAGAGCAGGGTTCAATGTTCTTTCAGAAGAAGCGTACATCGGTCAAGAAAACACTTACCGCCAGTTGTTACGCACAGCAGGTTTGCCAGCGGGTTTCTATGATTCGAACGAAGATTTCACTGCTTTTATTGCAGGTGATGTTTCCCCATCAGAACTAAACACTCGTATCAATGACGGATACAACGCTGTTAAAAACTCTGATCCGCAAGTCATTGCCGAAATGAAACGTTTGTACGGTGTAGACGACAGTCAGTTAGCCGCCTACTTTCTTGATCCCGTGAAAGCTACCCCGATTCTTGTTCGGCAGGCTCAGGCTTCACAGATTTCGGCTCAGGCCACCAGGCAGGCAGGTGCAGAGATCACTGCTCAACAGGCAGAACAGCTGGCCATTGAAGGTGTCACTACCCAGCAGGCACAAGCAGGATTTGCGACTATCGCTCAGGCGCAAGAACTGTTCAATCCTCTCGCCGGCGAACAAGGTGTCGGTATGACTCAGCAGGAACAGATCGGGGCAGTGTTCGCTACTGACGCTGCTGCTGCTCAACGCCTCCGTAAGAAGCAAGCGGAACGAACCGCAGCTTTCCAGGGTGGTGGCGGTTTCGCTGGGCAAGGTCAAGGACAAACTGCTTTAGCGTAGGTACTTGCATCCTGCAAATAATGTGCTACACTTAATCCGATGCCAATAGGCAGGAACACCTTAACGGGTTGTAAGCAGCGAACCGCCATGCCTCCGTGGTAGTTCTGGGCAAAGGAGTGTACATATGGACAGCGACATCGAATTCGATGAACAAGAAACAGGCCGAAATCCTCTGCGTGATCGCATGAAGCAGCTTGAATCGGAAAACGCAGCACTGAAGGCAAGGGCCGACGAAGCCTCTAACGCCGCACGTGAACTAGCTTTCGTAAGAGCAGGAGTTGATTCTGCCGATCCGATGGCCAAGTATTTCGTGAAGGCTTATGACGGTGAACTTTCCCCTGATGCTATTAGAGCCGCTGCGATCGAAGCGAGACTTATCCAAGATACTAAGGCTGCACAAGTAGCGCAGGAAGCTAAAGGTTGGGACAGAACCAATCAGGCCGCTTCCGGTAACACTGTTGGTGAAGCCCCTGTGGACATGGTGACTCGGATCAGTAAGGCTACTAGCCAAGCTGAGATTGAGATGTTGCTGGAAGAAGTAAGGTCTCTCCAACAAAACTAGCCCCGAAAGGCAAATCTCATGGCTTATACAGAAACATCCTCCCTATCAGTTGACCAGGTGGCGTTTGATCGCCTGGCCTATTTCGCTCTCCGTTCAGAACTGTTGTTCGACGCTGCTGCGGATGTCCAACCGACGCAACAGGCTATGCCTGGTACTGGCGTAACGTTCACGATCTTCAACGATCTTGCTACCGCTACCAGCACCTTGTCGGAAACCACTGACGTTACTGCACCCGCTTTGAGCGACTCGCAGGTCACGGTTACCCTCAACGAATACGGTAATGCCGTTATCACCACCGCTAAGTTGCGTGGAACTGCTTTCCTTGACGTTGACTCGGCTGCCGCTAACATCGTTGGTTACAACGCTGGTGCTTCAATCGACGAAGTTGCTCGTGAAGTTCTCGCCGGTGGATCAAACGTGATCTACGGTGGTGGCGGTACGACCACTCCTTCAAGCCGTACCACGGTTAAGGCTGTTGACATCATCGAAGCGAACGACATCCGTAAGGTGACCGCACAACTTCGTGGTGCTAACGTTCCTACTTTCAACGGTTTGTACATGGCTTACATCCACCCCGATGTTGCTTATGACTTGCGTCGTGAAACTGGTGCTGCTGCTTGGCGTGACCCGCACGTGTACCAAGACACCTCGAACATCTACAACGCCGAAATCGGTGCTTTTGAAGGTGTCCGTTTCATTGAAACTCCTCGTGCAAAGGTGTTCCAGAACGCTTCTGACGGTTCGGGTTCAACCGGAACTATCGAAGTTTACTGCACTCACGTGATGGGTCGTCAGGCTTTGGCTAAGGCGTACTCGTCAATTGACGGTAACGGTTCAGTTCCGAAGGTTGTTCGTGGCCCTGTGGTTGACACCTTGAACCGCCTCCAGCCAATCGGTTGGTACTGGTTGGGTGGCTACGGTCGCTTCCGTGAGGCTTCGTTGCGCCGAATCGAGTCTGCAAGCTCTCTCTGAGTTTGTCCGGTGTGAAGGCTGGGTGGTGCGATACAATGGTGTCGTGCCACCCAGTTTTTCTTTTTGTAGGAGTGTTTGATGAGTATTTCTAATTATGGTGAGTTAGCGTTTTTGAATACGTTGCGTAACACTTCGTTTGCTGTGGCTACGCCGTATGTGAAGTTGCATTTGGGTGATCCTGGCGAGGCTGGTACGTCTAATGCTGCGGTTGAGGCGACTCGTAAGGCGATTTCGTTTAGTGCTGCTTCGGGTGGTTCGATGGTTTCTAGTGCGACGGTTGAGTGGACTAATGTGTCTACGACTGAGACTTATTCGCATTGGTCGTTGTGGGATGCTTCGACTGCGGGTAATTGTTTGTGGACTGGTGCTTTGGCTTCGTCTGCTGCTGTGACTGCTGGGGATACTTTTCAGATCACTAGCCTTACATTGTCGTTGGACTGATTGTAGTTGGCTACTTCGTTCCCTACTGGGCTTGATGCTTTAACTAATCC